GGCTTCTTTAATTATTTTTTTAGTGATTATCTTTTCCATTTTTACAAATTAAATTATAAAGAAAATCAATTGTTTCTTTGGATTGTTGATCAAGGGGTTTATTGAGTTTCCAATATACTGGCGGATTAAAATGGTCGTGATTATGAAAATGCCCAAATTTACCAGTTTTACTATTTACATATAATTTTTCGGGTAAAACAATTAAAACATCTTCAAGGGTTATTGGGCGGCCAAGAATTTTAATATATCCAGGTGCAGGAATTATTGTATATCCACCTTCTTCGGTTTTCAAAATATAATTTTCATTCTCTTTAGCAACAAAAGTAAAAACATAATCACAACCCTCAATATAAATTTCACACCCAAACTTCAACTCTATAATCTCTGGCACTGCCGATATAATAGCTTCTTTAAGTTTTTTAAGTTTTTGTTCTTTGGTCATAAGTTTTTAAATTATTTACAATAATTTCTGAAGCATTAACCAAATCTTTTTTTCTACTAACCCAAAAATCCAGTAAATAAGTATCTTGTGAATAAATACTCAATTTCCAACCTCTTTTTAATTTCACAATTAAAAAATGTGTTGGTTTATTATAGGCCTTACCGCTTGTCCAGGCCTTAAGATGTTCAAATTTTTGTTGCGTGGTCATAAGTTTATTTCTTAAAAAAATTTATTATTTTAGTCCATTTTATAGCATTCCACAAACCGATACCGCTCCCATATTTATAATCTAAACGCCAATGTTTAAAACACCATCGCCAACCGTGCAATTCAAAATGAGCAGTTTTATTACAATTAGACCACCAGCATTTTCTTTTTTGCTCTTTTAAATCTTTTATTGGCGTTTGATAAATTTCTTCAATCATAAATTTATAAAAAACTTACCATCTTTAATTTCAATCTCTGTTGCAGTATGCAAATGAACAACACCCCCCTTTTCTGTCACACAATAAGAATACATACCGTCAAGATGATAAAATTTACAATACTTACTGCCATCTGAAAATTCGGCGTAAATTTTATCACCCTTTTTTATTCCCTTATTTATCGCTAATTCAAATAATTTTAATTTCATATATTTCACCTAATTCTTTAAATTTTTGTTTTAATTCTTGTTCCATATTTTTTATTCCTCATCATCATCTTTATCATCATCTTCATCTATACCCAATTGGTTGGATAACTTTTTTAAAGAATAATAAATTTGTCCAACAATTATTTTCCCAGATTCACCACTCATTACTTCTCTAATTTTATTATAACAATCATTGCACCAAGCTAATTGATATTCTAATCTTTTATCATCAAGTTCTTTACTGTCAAATTCTTTTCCGCAAATTTTACATTCTAAAGTTTTTGGCAAAGATTTTTTAATTTCTAATAAAATTTTTTTAGGTATCATATCATTAATTTATTTTTAACCACACCCCAACGGCCGAGGAGAGTATGAACTTTCTCCGCCCTCTCATTGATGCCGTGCCCCGGAGGGTGGCGAGAGACGGCCGTTGAGGGAGGATTATATTTTATTTTTTTTATTAAACAAACAATTTTGCCAAATATAATCTTCCGCTTCTTGTTTTTTATTACTTACCATAGCCATAAAAATATCAACTAATAAATCAGCTGGCAGTGGTTTACCGAAAAATTGGCGTGCATATTTAACACAGATATCCCATAAAATATCATAGGCGGGATAATAATAATCAACTAACGGATGAGAATACATTTCATCAACTAATTTGACTTCTTTAGATTTTACTTGCCAATATTTAGTTGGTTTCAAATAATCGCATCCATTCTCCGCTAATTTTTTACTTAATTCTAATGATGTATATTTATTTTTTAAATTGTTCATAAATTTAAAACTTACTTAATATTTCTTTATTAATATATTTAATAATCTTATCTCTTGGATAACCAACATTAATTTGACTTTTAACAAATTCAATTTTAGATTTTAAGTCTGCCAGAATTGAGGCAAAATGGTCTTCCTGACGGTCAAGGGCTTCTTGTAATTCTTTTTCGAATAACGACATTAAATAATCTACATCTTTTTCATATCTTTCTACTTCTTCTTTGGTATATGATTGAGGATAATCAGCATTGTAAAAAAATAAAGCGATATTTTTTCTTAATTCATTAGACATAAATTTAAGTTTAATTATTGTTTTTTAATCTTTTAATTATCTCCCTAACCACATTAACCGTAACAGCATTACCAAGCATCTTATACCTTTGAGTATCTGATATTTCTACCTTTTTTCCCTTTTCATTTATCCCATATTTAGTCCAATTATCAGGAAAGCTTTGCAAACGTTCACATTCTATAGGTGTTAATCGACGAATTGATAATCCTTTAATGCCAACCTCCGTTATTCTGCCAGCCCTTAAACAGCTTCTATTGTCTCTACCATCCCTTAAAATTAAATCCCAAGCGTGTTTTTTTGTTAAACTTCCCCTGCCGCCTGTTCTTATTGTATTTGAGAAAGTATTCGTTGTTGTTGTTCCTGCGATAGGAAATACTTTTGGTCTACTTGTTCCTCTAAAATATCCAACAATGAACACTCTTTCCCTATTCTGGAGCACTCCGAAATTTTTGCTGTTAAGAACCTGCCATTCAAGCTCATACCCCAAGTCGGCAAGAACCCTAAGTATCGTTTGGAAAGTTTTTCCAACGTCGTGAGATAATAAACCTTTAACATTTTCAAGCAAAAAATATCTGGGTCTTTTGTCTCGGAGAATCCTTGCGATTTCAAAAAAGAGAGTTCCTCTTGTATCGTTAAATCCCCTCCTTTTTCCAGCAATTGAAAATGCTTGGCAAGGAAATCCTGCAACCAATAAATCAAAGTTTGGAAGTTTTTCTGTGTCAATTTTTGTCGCGTCGCCATAATTTTTGTGGTTAGAGAAATGTTTTTTATAGACTTGGATTGCGTATTTATCAATTTCGGAAAAACCAATACATAATGGACAACTGCTGAACGAAGAGTAAACATTATATTCTCTTGTATTCCATTTTGTCTTTAGGGATTTTTTCTTGTTATTAAATTCCCTTTTATCACATAAATCTTCATACGCTTGTTGTATCCCCAGCTCAAAACCACCAATGCCAGAGAATAATGATAAATATCTCATATTATCTACAAAATTTATTAAAGCACCACACCTTTTCATCTTCCGTTAATTCATCAATTTTTTTGTATAATTGTTCTAATTCTTGTTTCATATAACTAAAAAAATAATGAATAAAAATATTCCAATTAAAGCTGTCCAATAAAGAAAGATTTTTACCTTGAAATTACCTTCTAAGAATGGATAACATTCTAATATTTTACCGAATTCTTTAAAATTCATATTATTTAAATAAACCGGTTAAATCTACTTTTATTCTTCTTCCACATTTAGCGCAATGAAAGTCAAATTTCGTTTTTCCAAATTCTACATATTCTCTTACATAATCTCTTTCTTTTAATACTTTTAGTAAATATTCCCCATCACGGCATTGAAAACATACTTCTTGTGGGTCAATTATTACTTTTGATAAAGGCACTTCTAATATTAGCTTTTTCTGAAAATACTTGCTTGTAATTATAACATAATCTTTGCCTTTTTTGTTCCTTACTCCTACAATTAAAAAGATATAAGGATCGCTGGGTATTTCTGCAATGAGATCTATCTCTACATCTTTTATTTTGCAATATTTGCCTATTAAACTTTTTTTAAGCATATTATTTTAAAATTATTACTTCTAATTTTTGTAATCCAAATTTAACGGCTCTTTCATATTCGTGCGCTTGCATTGCTATATCTACTCTATTTTTAAACCGGCTGTTTAATCTGTCAGCTACTCGGCAAATTCCATAGTTTTGAATGTATAATTTTGTTCCGAGAGGAACGAAGTTTGCAGCGCAAATCTTTTCGCCTTGTGCTAATAATTGGCAAAGATTTTCGCCACTGGCGCCGATACAGGGACTTTGGTCTGTTTGCCGAGGATCTCCTACATTGTAAGCTGTTACTTCTCGGATAATTTTGCTTTGCGGTTCATATACTTCTACTTTATAAGCGGGTTTGTCAATTTTAAGATAGAAAGCGGTTTGCTTCTCTATGGTTTTTAAAGTTTTTTGTTCACTATATCCAATACAGGATATAGAGATAATAAGCGAGCATAGGGTAATAAGAGTTTTTTTGTAAGCCATATTTTTGTTTTTGTTTTAAGGTTTAGTAAATAATAATCTTATTACATTTTCTAAATTACCTCGGAATTTTTTTAATACCATTTCGTAAAATAATTCACTATCGTTAGGAATAAATTCATAATCTGGTTCTCCGTAATGTTGGTCATAATAAGCCTGAATTGCAAAACGGGTTAACTGCGCCGGCGTGAATTGATTTTTTTTCACTGCTACGACCGGCTTTTTATCTGTTTTTATCGCTAAAACATTTTTTCCTCTGCCTTTAAAAATTACATCTACTGTGCCATTTTTATTGTCTTTCTGCTCTACGCCAGCAATTTCAATTTCCATTTGCACAATATAATTTTTTAAGGGATTGATAGGACGTTCTAAAATAAAACTGGATTGTAGAATTTTAAGAATGTTTTCATTTATTTCTACTTCGTTGGGGTATATATCCATATTTTTTTAAATAATATCTATTTAAATTTTTACGTCTTATTTCTTCCCGGAATTTGGCGTCCGTAGCGTATCGTTCTCGGAATCGTATACGGGCTTGTCTGGCGTTTACTTTTTTACGGGTTTGTTTAACCTGATATATTAAATCTTTATCTAAATATTGCTTGAGTATTTGCCTTATTCTTTCTCCAGATACTTTATATTTATCCGCAATATCTTTTATTTTGACCAACCCTAAAAATAATTCAATTATAGCTTTTTTATCCTCCGGTTTAATTTTGTAATTCATATTTGTAAACTAATCTACGGGGTAATTTATTTATTATTTTTTTAGCTTCTGCTTTTAAGTATAATAATTCTTCCTCTAAACTTAATTTATAAGGATAATTTGCTTTCCATTCTAATTTGCGTAGCCATTCTTCGTCTCTAACTGCTTTGTAGCCTTCTATTTTGCCTAAAATTTTATCTTTGAACAAAGGGTCTGAATGAGCGCCTTCCCGGCTGCCAGTGTGGTGTTGATAGCATAGGGCGATACCGTTGTCTAAATCATATCTTAAGTGAGGATAACCGCCTTTGGTATAAAAATGATGAGCATCTATTTTATAGTGGTCAGCTGAACGCCGGCAGCCGGGATATTCGCATTTATAATTTGCTCGGGCTTTTACAATTTCTTGCCATAACTCGGTGCACATTTCTTTTAATTTTTTTTGTCGGCTTTTTGCTTTGTGAATATATTTTAATTGTTCCTTTTTATTCATAGTTGTATTCTGTCATTAAATTTACATTTTTTATCCCACCAACCTAATTTAATCAATTCTTCTTTAAAATTTAAAAGTTTTTTGTAATATTCTTCTAATTGTTTTTTGGTTCGGTGAGTGCGAAATTCTATAAAATTTCCGGTTCTGGAATTGATACTTATAAGACGAAAAGGTAAATCTGGTCTTCCGTCTTTTTCCCAAGTTAATAGGTAATGAGTAATCTGTTCGTGTTCGTTAACTTCTTCTTGTGTCCAATATTTTTGACCAGTTTTGTATTCTGTTAACATATCATCATCAACCCCATCTATACCGGCATATAGAGAAAATTCTTCGCAATCGGCAAAAACGCTTACTTCTCTTTCTTCGCAGGTTGGCACTGATTTTAATATTTTTTCTATTATTCGTTTGTAAGTATCTTGAGGATATTTAGTCAATTTTTTAATTTCTGTTTGCCAATCATAATCGGGGTCAGCTAAAATAGCGTGAACAATAGTGCCGAAAATTTGCGGTTCAGAAGGTTTTTCCCGGATACCCAATATATAATTTTTGTAATACTCGGCTTTTCCCTTATTGTAAAAAGTCCAGTATTCGGAATAGCTTATGTATCTTTTCATAGTTTTAGTATAAATATTTTCGTATCAACCAACTACCAATGATAAAAACTATAATTGCTTGAATCATATTTTTTGTAACTGTTTAATCTGCTCTGCGTTAAATTGACCGCTTTTGATAATTTTTTCCATCATTTCTTTTTTGGTTTTAGGGTCTTTAACTACTTTTAACATTTCCGCTGTTTCTTGGAATATTTCATCGTTTTGGTCATAAATTATTGCCGGTTCTTTGGTTTTAGTTTCCGATTTTTTCTCGGGTTTTGGTTTTTTTTCAGTGGTTTGTGATTGGGTTTTGACAATAGCGTTAGGATTACTCCATTTGTATTTTTCTGTTCCTTGAACGGCTTTAATAATTTGTTTAAAATCTGGCGGGATAATAGTTCCTAATTGCCCAGTTCTATCTTTTGCCACAAATTTATCTGAAGTTGGGTCAACTAAAATAACCCGTTTACTCTCTTCACCATCTTGGATAATTGTCATATAACCGACAATATCTACCATATTTATTAATTCTTCTGATAATTTTGTCATAATAAGAGGTCGTTTTAAAATTCTATCTTCATCGCCCTTTTCAGCAACGTGGGCAACAATAAGAATGTGTTTACCGCTATCTCTTAATAGTTTAAGATATTGCCTCATTGTTTGTTTTAACCATCCCCAACCAGCCATAGTTGGATTTCCATCGGTTTGAAGCAATTTTCTGTTCCCGGTTGACTTCATAAAATCCATTAGTTTTTCCATCAACTCTCCTATTGGGTCAATTACAATCGTTTCATAATCGTTTTTTACCGCTACATTATAAAATTCTTTCATATCTGCCCATTTTTGGATTTGAGCAACATCTACAGAAATACCTCTTAAGCCAAAATACTTTGCTCCATTTTCACAATCGGCTAAAATTGGTTTTGGGGCAGTTGAAGCGAAGGTAGTTTTACCAACTCCGCCTTCTCCGTAAACAAGCATAACCACGGGTGGTTTTGCTTGTGGGTCTTGTGTGTTTATAATTTTCATAATTTATCTTTAATTATAACAGAGCTGTTAAGAAATTTCTCTTTGAAGACTTTTTGTTTTGTTTCTTTGGAGATTATTTCTTCGTCAACCAGAACTTCAAATACTTTCTTGTCAATTTCCGTTTTAATCCCACCGGCATTTTTTAGGCTTTCTTTTTCTTTGGGTTTTGCTACTTTATCAAATTCTTCCCAATCATAATATTGAGAATACCGTTCAACATAAGTAGCTTTTGCAATTTCATTTTCAGCGCTGGTTTTGGTTTGTTTTATTTTTTCTTTTAATTCTTGTTTAGCTTGTTCTGCTTCAGCTTCCAACTTTTCTAACTTTCGAAAAATTGGAGCGTGCATTTTTTTAAACAGATTTAATTCTGTTATTTTTTTGGAATAGTTTTCTAATTCTTGCATAGGTTTTATATAATAAATTATTTTCTGTTTGGGGTGGCTCGACCTTGATAGTCCCAACAAACGAGAAAGGTCGGTCATCGTTTGTTTTTACGGGACGCCACCCCAAGCAAAAAACAATTTTAATTATCATTCGCCAGATGTGGGAGGGTATTGACGGTTAAGAGGTATGGAGGTGCAAAGCAGAGCTCCATCCTCTTAACCTACCTCCACCTTTCGGTTTTGGCTTTACCCGCACATCTGGCGGATAACAATTATGCTGTTCTTAATTCTGGATTAAATCCTAATAACTTGCGCCATTTTTCTTCTAACCATTTGCGTTTTTTAGCTACTTCCCAATTAGTCGGTGGAAACCGGTGCATTTTGTTCTGGATATGCGCCCGGATTCTTTTTATATCATCTTGCGTGGGGAGTTCATATAAATTTTCCAAAAGGATAGCAACTTTTCCGTCCGGTAATTTTATTAAATATTTTTCGTAAAATAACCCCCAAATTAAATTAGTAAGTAAAGTATCAGAATTACGGCTGGAAGGATATTTTTCTAACACGTGCCAGACTTTGCCTTTAAGCGTTTTTAAGTTGTAGTAATCTCGTTTCATAGTGTATTTTTTCGTCAATTATTTCTCTTTTTTCTTCGGGAGTTAAATCGTCTATAATCATAATTTCAGCCGTGCAGAAAGGACAGGATTTTGTTTTATCAAAAATGTCTAAACCTGTTCCTCCGCAATATGTGCAACGTTTTTTGTCTCGGTTATATTGTTTAGTTGTTTTGATTTTCATATTTTTTAAATTAGAACCAGGAAGGGGTAGAGAATTACTTTTCTCAAACTTTTGCCGGAAAGGGGGAGGGTAATTTCTACCCGCTTCCCAGATTTTTTTCGTTATTTTCAGTATAGAAAATTTTTTTTAAAAAGTCAAGGGGTAAAAAAATGTTTAATTTTAGACAATTTTTAAAGTTATCCACTTTTTAAATTTTGTTTTTTGTAAAAAAATTTTAAGTTATCCACTGGGAATGATAATCAACATTATTTATTTTCTGTCCTGGAACTTGTTGTAGATTCTCCATAATTTTTTAATTTATTTAATATTTCTTTATTTTTATTTATTATCATTCTGTAATCTTGCTTCATTTTTTCTGTTAATGACTGGATATGAATCACACTACCCAATGAAGAAAATTCTACCATACTATTTGCTAAATATTTAGCATCTGTTAAAATTAATCTCGGTTGCACTTCTATGTTTTCTTTGAGCAAAAACTCAAAGTATTTTATTTGCTGTTCTAATAATTTTATTTGTTCCAATCGGTTAATTGTTTCTTGAGGTAATTTAATTTTTATGCCGTTGTCGTTTTTCATAAAATTTGATTGCTTTAGCAATTTCTGGCTTCCAGAAATTATTACATTTCCTTTGCCAAAAACGCAAAGCGATTAAAATAGTTAATAAAATATCTTGAGTGATTTGTAAATCGTGCGTAAGCACAGCGTCAGCAATTTCCAGTTTTTTGATTTTCCGGGGAGATTTTATATTTTTCCATTGTTCGTCCAAAGCGTATAAGGACGTCACAAGGATGCTGTGAGGTATCTTCATAGATTTTATTAGGTTAAGGGTTAAAAGGCATTCTCCGGCTATTCTGAAGCGTTTGCAGGCTTGCTAATTTCAATCAGGTAGTCTATTTTTTTGATTTTGTTGTTAATTTTTTGTAAAAGTAGTTTTGATTTGTTAGTTTTTCGGTATTTATTGGAGTTAATATAATTTAATAATCCCCTTCCCATTGATTTTAAAGCGCGAAGGCGTTTTTCTTTTTGCTCAATAGGAGCTAATAAACGATCAATTTGTTCGTGGTTTTGAATTGTAGGATTATCTTGAAAATGTTTTTCAGTTATTTCTTTTGCTTTATACATTTCCTTTTTTGCTTTTTGAAAAAGATAATATGTTCGTGGCCACCACCAAACTATTGCTATTTGTTTGCTTTTAAGTGGTTGACGAGAATTAAAATCACGGACAGCTTGGTTTATTATATCTAAATTTCCACCCATATCTTCAAAAATATTTTCTCCTTTTTCTCGGTTCATTATGCAAAAACTTGGATAATCACATAAAATTTTTTTATTATCTATAGCTTTTAATTCGTGCAATAAATTCCATTCCCAATTTAAAAGAGTTGTATTGTTCCAATCGTGGAGTGGTTTTTCTCCGTATTTTTTAATAGCTTCAACGATTTTTTGTTGCATTTCGTATAAAGTCATATTTTTGAAATTTAATTATTAGCTTTAGTTCTGTATTTAGCGAGGAAAGCGTCTATTTTCGCATTATCATCTTTGTAAAGAGTATCAAGATTTTCGTCAATAAATTTTCCTACTGTTTCTAAAGTCCATTTATAATCAGCGTTTTGACGCAAATAATCCATTGTGTTGATTATTCTTTGTGCTGGATAACCAATTAAGTTTTTAGCGGGTCGTAAGTTACGACGGATAAAACTTTGTTGTTGTTCTTTATTTTCAAAAATTATATTTTTAGCTTTGGCATATAAGCCAATAATTTGAATGTGTTTCTTTTTATCTTCTAATAAATTTAAAATTTTATTTCCCTCGCGAGCTTCAGCTCGCAATATATGTGTTTCCTTCAATGTGTTTCCTTCTATGTGTTTCCTTAGTGTAAACGTCGTTGACTTGGGTTTTAACTCTCGTTGACTTGGGTTTTTATTCTCGTTTACTTGGTCCGTGTCAACGTCGTTTACTTGGTCCGTGTCAACGTCGTTTACTTGGTCCGTGTCAACGTCGTTTACTTGGTTTGTTTTTATCCATTGGCTTTTATCTAATAAAATATAAGTATTATTAAGCCATCTTCCGTCTTTTGTCCTCTTTTTTTGTATTTTAATAACATTATATTTTTCAAGATTTTTAAGTCCTTTAACAACTGTTGGGCGTGAAATAGCTAATTCTTCACTAATTAGTTGTATAGAAGGAAAGCTTTCTTGGTCTTTATTAGCGTGGCGGCATAATGACATATAGACAAGACTTGCTTGCCAGCCACATATTTTTGCTTGTCCGTTTAAATAATTATCATCTATCAAAAATTTTTCTTTTTTCCGTTTATCTATAATTCTTCGCATATTTTTTAAACAATTAAAAAACCGATAAATTGGCGTGCCTCACGGTTCTCAGACAAACCGCGAATAACCCTTTCGGATTATTCCGCCAATTCATCGGCTTTTTAATTGTTCTGAGATTTTGAGGCATAGAAAGGGAGTGAAATATGATATTTATAGTATAACAAATTGATATTTTTTGTCAAGATTATTTATAATTAAAAAACCAGTAAAACGGCGCGCGAACGGCTCACGAGTAAAGCCGTGATAAGCCTTGCGACTTATCAACGCCGTCATACTGGCTTTCTAATTGTCTCGTGATTTATAGTATTTTAAGTTAGTTTTTATCAAGCCCCTCAATCCGAGTGAATTGAGGGGAGAGGTGAAGTCTTAATCCAAGCATCCCCGTGCTTGGCAAACAGAAGCAAAAAATTGTCTCAGTTATTAACAGTATACCACATTAATTTTTTTTGTCAAGTCCTTTTTTCCGATTTTTTTGATTTTTCAAAAAATACGGTGGACAAAAAGTGGACAACTTTTTGTGTTTTATCTAAAATTAGCCTTTTTTTATAAAAAAAAAAATGCCCCTTGCTTTTTTACGAAAAGCGGGGCATAATTATAGTAGGTTATTTTCCCATCCGAACGAGCCTCATCATTTTAGAAATTTCCTTTTTACTTTTACCGGCAAAGCGTTTTTTAACGCTCGCTTTACCGGCTTTACTTGCCCGTTCTTTCAGAAATTCCCGGACAGCTTCTTTTTTAATCTCTTCCAGCCGTCCGGGATTGAGTTCTCGGTAAGATTTGATGTTTTTCATAAGTTTAAATTTAATTATAAAAATATATAAATCTAAATGGTAATTTATGATTTTTCCGTCCAGACCAGCCGTAGTCCCGCTCCTTAATATCTATTTTATTGCCATACAAGAATGGCAAAGAATGGAAAGAAACCTCTCTGATCAGACATAAGCTACCGTGACAGAATGCGGGATGCAACCCGGTAGGCGTTACCGGTTCGGAGAGAGAAATATAATTCTCTCTATTCTCCCCACCCCATATAAGAGATGAGGAGTAAGAGAGAGTTATATTATTGGTAAGTAAGTATAAGGATTTTGATTTTGTTTTTTAACAATTTCATTAATTTTTTTCCATTCGGGACGATTAATTGTCCCGACATTTACCTCCACTTTATTCCAAAATTCGCTGGGGATAAAGTAAAGGTCGTAGCGGCCGGGTTTTACCTTGAAAGAGTAAACCTCGACCTGGGAGGAACGAATAGTTTCCTCCCAAACTGCTTCGACGATTGCGAAACAGCCGCTTTTTTCCAGCTGAAGCTTGCCCGCTCCAGCCAGGAAAAAGGTAGTAGGAGAATTATTTTCTCCTAATTTGTATTCTATCTCCCACTCCCGAATGGGATTGAGATAGAAGTAATAAGGGAGTTCCTCCCTCTTTGGATTTTTGACAGTAAAGTTTAACTTCACTGTCATCCCTGATTTAGAAGGGGCGGGAGTGATATATCTCACTCCCTCGGCTGTTTTGATTTTCATAAGTTTAATTTCCCCCCTGTCAGTTTTATATAACGCTGACAAGGGGGAAAGATTATTTAATTATATAGTTTAGCCGCTTAGCTTCTAACCAAGCCAGCCAGGCGGCTAAATCTTGTTTAGATAAATTTTTCAAAGTTCTTTTTTGTTTTTTATAGATGAAAATTAAAGTCATATTTTTGTTTTTATTCTTTATCAATTTTAGCGAATTTGTCTAAAACGTATTCTTTTATAAGTTCATTCGCTTTCTTGATAGCGTCTTGTAAATTTTCAAATTTATAATTTTCGATGAGAGTAGGCACTTCGCGAGAATTATTTGACACGACTTCAACATCGTATTTATTTTCGTCTTCTTCGTCGTAATTTTCTACAACGAAGACATCGCAATTTTTACAAACAGCGAAAACTTCTTCAAAGTTTTCACTTGTAAATTCTTTTACATTTTTCATAAGTTTTTTTCTCTTTTACAAGACTATTATAATTTAAAATAGTAAATGTAAAAGAGAAAGTTAATTAAGAATAAGTTAGAAAAGAAAGAAAGATAAAGATGAGACAATTTTTGTATTACTTTTTTCTCATTTTTTATCTTTCTGTTATTATCTTAGAACGAACAAAGTTTGTTAAAAAGTAAAAAAAATTAAAGAGATTTTTTGTATAAAATTATTTTTTTAAGATGTAGCTGTAATTCAGAATTAGCAAAATCACATTTACGATGACAGTCAGGACAGAGAGTAATCAGATTTGTTTCAATATTATTATGCCGATTACCGTCAATATGATGCACCTCTAAACTTGGATATTTTTGTTTTTTTCCACATCTTTGACAAGTCCAATTATCTCTTTTGAGTATATATGGTCGTATTTTTTGAAAAGAGTTTGATTGATAATTAGTTAAAATTTGATGAACCCGTTGGCGGGAAATCCCAAAAATTTTTCCTATATTACCCAAACTAAACCCCTTCGCTCTTAATTGTTTGATTTTTTCTTTTCTTTCTTGATAGTTCATATTTTTTTTAATTATTATTTTATTTCTATTATCATTATATATTATATATTGACATTTGTCAAGAGTTTAATTTTATTTAAAATTAGCTAAAAAATAAAATTATCCACCGCTAAAAAATTTAAAAACCAAAAAAATGCCAAAGTTATCCACCGAACAATTAAGGTTAAAAAGAGAAAAAAAACGAATTAAGCGTCAAAAAGTAAAAAAATGGCGCAAAAAACAATTCGGCACGGTTTTTGCTGTTTACACACCAGCTTCAAAACCAACTACAATAAAATTACCTACCGCCCGTCGTCTTTCTTTTTGCCGGCGGTTTTTAAAATATGCCTTATTTATTAAAAAAGGGGAAGCGCGGCTGGCTGATAATTAAAAAAAGCACAGGAGAAGTTGTTGGTCATTCAAGCAATATACACAAAGCCAAAGCCAGTATAATGTATAGAATGCAAGGCGAAAAACGCACGCCCCGAAAAAAATAATATGCCCGCACCAAAAGGAAACAAATACGCTTTAGGAAACAAAGGCGGAGGCAAAAAAAAATATAGTCCCGAAATTATTGACAAAATGATAGAATTTTTTTCCCGCCCGCTTTTTCGGGAAGAAGTTGTAGAGCGGGAGATAAAAGAAGGAAAAGTATATCGGGAAGTGAGAAAAAAAGTTGGGAATAATATCCCGTTTTTTGCGGAGTTTGCTCGGGAGATTGGTGTTTATCCGGATACGCTTAATAAATGGGCAAAAACGCATAAAGAGTTTAAGCTGGCTTATAAAATGTGTCAGCAACTTCAGAAAGAATTTCTAATTCACAACGCCATTCAAGGTTTTTATAACGCTACTTTTGCTATTTTTACCGCAAAGAACATAACCGATATGAAAGACGATAATGGTTTGCGATTAATGGGCGATAAACGCAATCCGGTTGTGGTTAAAAATATTGACAAATTAAATGAAAAAAAATTGGACGAATTTTTACAAAAAAAATTAGGCAAATAATATGGAATTCAAAGCACCGCAAGACCCAGTTGAAAACAAGCGCTTTCGTTTGAAAATGCTTCAGAAAGCAGAAGAATCTCCCAAACTCCAAGCTTACCTTCGGGAGAAATGCCGGCGCGACAATCAGTTTTTTTGCGACGCTTTTCTTTGGACTTACGACCCCCGCCTGGCAGACAAAAATCCCCATTTGCCTTTTATATTGTGGCCAAAGCAACGCAAGCTATTTGAACAATTAGACTATTGGTATAAGCGAAGCCAAAGCGGAGAACGGGTTAATGCTGTATTAGACAAGCCGCGCGCGGTTGGCGCGACATTCACTTTGGTTGCTTGGTGTTTTCACCGCTGGCTGTTTGAACCGTTCGAGGCTCGGTTCGGTTCTCGTAAAGAAGACTACGTGGACAAACGGGGAGAGTCAGACACGATTTTCTTCAAATTTGATTATATGATTGAACGGCTTCCGACTTGGTTGTTAGCGCCGTTTACCAGGTCGTCAATGTTGTTGAAGAATTTAGAAACCGGCGGACAAATCAGCGGTGAAAGCGCTAATCCTAATTTTGGAAGAGGCGGCAGGAAGAGTATTATAGTTTTTGATGAATTAGGATTTTGGGAGTGGGCGCGCGCTTCTTGGGAGGCTTGCGGTGAGACGACTAACTTTCGTCTGGCGATGAGCACTCCGCCTTTAACAGGCAAAGACAGCTTTTTTTACAAACTGATTTCCGGGCAAGAAGGGAGAGTTGATATGTTTGCGTTTGACTGGCGAGATGTGCCGACACGGGACGATAATTGGTTTACTCAAGCAAAAGAAAGCAAAAGCGAAGAGGAGTTTGCTCGGGAAGTTTTGAAGAGCTACGAAGGCACGACTAAAGGCAAAGTTTACGCCGCTGATATGCGGTTCGTTCGGTTGAGTGATGTTGATTATAATCCAAGGCTACCTTTGTTTGTTGCTTGGGACTTTGGTTTGGATACTGTAGCAATGATTTGGTTACAAGCAGATTTGGTTCATAAAAAGTTTTATATTATTGATAGTTATTGGAATCAGAATAAGTCAATTGACTTTTACGTGCCTTTTATTACCGGAGTTGTGGGTTCTGGTAGTGTGGATAAATATCAGCCTTACGAATTAGAAATGATTTTGAGACATCGGCTTTGGTCTCGGAACATTACGCATTTTGGAGACCCGAATGTAAAACAGCGGCACGTAAAAGATAAAACCAGCACTCGGGATTTACTTTATGAGAAGTTCAATATTTACATACAAAGCAAGGATTGGGGAGGCAGGAAGTGGACAGACTTGCGGGATATAACTAAACTCTATTTACGCGATTTAGAGATAAACGAAAAACGGAATGAGTATTTGTTAGCCGCTTTGCGTTCGGCTCGGTATCCAGAAAGGACAGAAACATCGCAAGCTACCACCGAACCGCTTAAACCAATCCACGACTGGACGAGCCATTTTCGTTCAGCATTAGAATACTTTTTTGATAATATTCACGACGAGGAAGCCGAAAAAAGCGAAAAAGAAATAAAGCGAATTGAGGCTGAAGCTTACGAAGGGGAAAGCGCTTTCTCGCCAATATAATTATGGATAATCCAGCAGAAAAAAAAGCAAAAGTCTCTCCGGCTTATAAAATGAGCGCAGAAACCAAAGACAAACTGCGTAAAATTTATAAACCAGAAGAGCTTCTTGTTTATACGGAGTTAATCAATCGGCTGGAAAAAGCCCGTATTACTCGTTCTACTCCTCGGGAGGAGTTTGACGATATGACTTATGAGCAAGATTATATTGCCAACCGGCAAGCGCTTAACAGCTATCTCCGCAAAAAAAAGAATTACAGCGAAGTTCGTATAAATACTGGCACTACAGAGAAAAAGATAGAAGTGGTTCATAACGAACTCCTTCAGCTTAATTTACAGCCAACAGTTTTTGCTTTTGACCAAGATGATAATGAAATCGCTGAGTTAGGCGACGATATGAGCGATATAATCAAGCGCACGAACGAAATAGAAAATGACCAAGACGTTTGGGTGGAGGCACTTCAAGAGCTATTAAGCCAACGGGCGCTTTTTTTGGAAGAACAACTTATCAGCAAAAACAATCCCATAGCAAAAAAGAAGGTTATTTCTGGTTTGCGTATTTAT